GTAGCACTTACTGTACCACCAGTTGCAACATTACCTAGTGTAGCAGTACCTGTAGAACTTACTGTTCCACCTGTTGCCAAGTTGCCACCTGTGATTGTGCCAGTAAGAGTAATACTGTCATTCAATACAACAGAAACATTACTTTCTGTTCCAGAAACTTGATCAACACTAACAGTTATGTTTGTGTCGCCTACAAATTCAATTGTGTCATTGGGTTCGATTACTTCGGTTGTAACACCGTCAGTAATACTAAATCCTGCACCACTAACGTTATCTAAAACATATTGCCTTGTGGCTGCATCTTGAGCTGATACTGGATCGGCAACATTACCAATTATGTTAAGACCAAAGTCTAATGTTGATGTTGATGCAACTAAAATGTCTGCTAGATTACTTTGACCGGTTACATTTAAGTCACCAGTTGCTTCAACGTTCAATGCTTTGGTACTAGCATAAGCAGTGATGTTGATTGTTGTTTCTGTTTCGGTTGTATCTGTAAATGCTGTTACAAATAATCCTTGACTTTCGTCCCATACAAACGCAATGTTTGTGCTTGATCCGCGTTGACCTAAAATACCAATGTCAACTGCTGGTGAACCTGTCTGCGTTGATGCTAACAATATAACCGGATCTTCAATGGTCGTAATGTTGGTATCGATGGCAGTCGTGTTTCCGTTAACTGTTAAGTTCCCGGAAATGGTCAGGTTGGATCCGTATACTAAATTATTAGCGATTTTGCCTGCGCTAATCGAATAATCAGTTAACTTTGAACTCGCAACAATTGTTGCGTCGGTTATCTGATTATTCTTAATTCTGGTTACAGCCATTTAAGACTCCTTTTTCTATTATAGTTTCTCCCCGCACAATACCTATTACTATGCGTTCAATAATACTGTAAGTATTTACCGAAATCGTGAGGAAACCACACTGGGTAGTTAATTCTCAGTGCAGAAAAAAATTAGGTTGTGATGGCGCTGCCGATAGCAACTTGCTTCCAACCACCGCCGCTATATACCGCTAGACATGGTGATCCAGACGCTCCGTCCGAGATATAAATTACTTGCCCCGTTGCTACATTGCTTAACCCGTTAGCCTGGCTTACTGTGTATGTAGGCAACTGAAGGCTATGGCTGGCACTAATATCCAATATATTAGCATTGGTTATTTGTGCTACTGTGGAATTATTTATCTCAAAATCGATATTCCCGCTTGTAGTAGCACTAACAGAAGTGCTACCATTTACGCTTGTTAACGATGTAACTGTGGTAACTTGCGAAATAAAACGTACTTGTATTACGTCTGATACAATAGGTGTTGTAGTAAATGTAATGTACAGCTCATCTGTTACATCATAGTCAACCCCGGGGGTTTGGTTAATACCGTTAATTGTAACTAAAATACTTGCGGCATTGGATGCTTGTTGTAGTGTAAATGTATCAGTTACTCCGTCGCCTTCTAGTGTTTGATTGGTAATAGTTGCTATTGCTTCGCCGGTGCCTTTCCATACAGTTCCTGTATAGATTTCTACAATACCAGTAGCACTATTAAATCTTAATGTTCCTTCTATTGCAGGGTCCGGGCGTTGTGCTGTATTACCAGAAGGAATTGAAACACCATCAGTACCAGAAATCTGCACTATTCCAGTGCCCGGAGCATCAAGTATGATATTGCCATTGGGTTGGCTATTAGAAATTGTATCACCACTAAAGGTAATGTTTCCTGTTGCGTTTGGCACAGTAAGACCAAATACACCTATGTATCTAGCACCTGCAATATATACAGACTTGCCTGTTACACCGGTCCCGATAACAGAAGGAATATTAGTGTCATTAAAGTTTAATACACCCGATTGATAGTCAAAGAACCATCCGTCATTATTTCCGGAACCTGCTTGAAATAATTGTGTACCTGTAGTTTGTGGTGTGGCTGCTCCGGCATCATCAACATACACTTTAACAAGATAAGTTGATCCAAACTGCGAAGGTACCCAATTGGCTACATTAGTTTTCCAAGTTTGGTTATCTGGAGCTGTAAGATCTTCTACACATTCAATTGTTTGTGTCCATGCACCGGGAGTATCTTTATAAATTTGTATAATGCTACTAGTTGCAGAAGGTATTACTCCGGGTATGTCTGCACTTTGAGTTAGTATTAAGTCAGCACGATATAATAACGGACTAGGAATACTTTCGTTAAACGCTTCTTTGTTGGTGGCTGGCGCAGTCTTGGTAGCACCAAAGCCAAGTTTCTTCCAGAGATAATCAAGTTTTTGTGAGTCGGATGCCATTAGCTTGCTACTCCGATTGATACTGCTGTGATACTTTGACCAGAACTAAGAGCAATTCTAACCAACACATTGTTGCCTGTGGAGTTACTCATATTTTGTTCACCAAAAGTTTGTGTATAACTAACATTTGAAATTGCTGTTGCTGTTGGTACTATGTCGGCACCAGTTAACGCACATCCGTTACTACCATTACCGCCTGCTCCTGTATCCGCACCCGGTACACCGGCACCATTATATTGTATAGTACAATCTGCCCAGCCATTTATTGTTGATGTTGGACCTACACCAATAACTGTTGTATCAATAGTAGATCCCGGCAATGCTATCCATACACCAGCAACACCAGCAGGTGCTGTTAATGTAATATCAAAATTTGCAGCCGCTTGTCTTTGGAAAGCAAATGTAAAGTATTGTGTTCCACTTCTTCCAGTATTTAAATCTGGGCCAACCGGCAAGTAACCTGTTGACAAGTCAGTTGTAAAATGTTTTACTGCTCCCCAACGCACAACTGATTCGTCGGTTCCGGCTATTGTTTCAGCACCGGTCCACGCATCTGATGTGTAAAAGTTTGTACTTGGAGAGAACGCCGGAGTATTTCCGCTTAATCCTAATGCTACACGAACACCATCGTTGGTGTAAATGCCACCACCTAAACTGTCACTTACCGGAATTAGTGATTCGTCAACTCCTGTAATTGATAAACTATAAATTTGGACTTTGGTTGGTAATTGAACTGTAGCACTTGTTCCATTGACATTAATCATTGACGCTTGTAATGTAGCAACTGCTCTTGCCGAACCGTTAATAGAAATACTTTGATTGCCAAACGTGTAATCGGATGCAATACCAACATTGGCATTTGGAATACCGCCTGTTAACATTGTCGGAGAACCATCAATCTGACCGTATGTTTTAGTTTGCGAACTAATAATGCTGCCCGATGTGCTTTCGTCAGTAGTACCAGATGCAACTGTTAATGGTGTTGTTGTACTGCGATATGTTTGTCCAGTTAGATTAGCCACTGCTAAACTGCTGACTGTAATTGACGGGCTGCCGGTATTGTAATATGGAATACCAGAAATATATCTGTAAGTTCCGGAAGATGCTTCTGCCATTGTTACACTTGATGTAACTACAGTAGGAACTACAGTAAGATTGTCTTTGACAAAGCCCGGGGCATTGGTATTACCAGTTGTTGAATGTCTTAATTGATAATCGTTATAACCAATTGTTAACGAGGCCAACGCTTGGCTGATTCTAGCAGAAAATACTTTATAGAATCCTGTTGGATATGTGGCATTAATTGCTGTGTGTGCATCTGCGTCTTCGGTTACTACTAACGAAGTATATGTACCGGAGGAATTAGTTGCAGTATTAAAGGCTACATTTCCAGTAGCAACTCCACTTATGTAAGAGGTTAGTGTATTTGTTGATAACGATGTATTGGCATCTGCTATGGTTGAACTTATGATTGGTGTGCTGGTAATATATCGTGTTACGCTTGAACCAGCAGCCGGTATGTTTCCGCTTGTGTTATCATCTGCGGCAGCTGCCAACAACGGACTAGTTCCTTGACTAGCAGTTGATAGAGATAATGTTTTTGTACTTAATGCACCGGGAGCAGACGGATTAGACGCAATGGTAATATAACTGCTTCTTGTTTGAACATTAGATTGTGCTATTGTACCCGGTGTTCCGTAACTTGTTAACGCAACTGTTTTAGATCCTGTTGTAGAATAAGTGTGTGTTATGTTGCCGCCACCCGGTGTTCCTGGATCACCAGCATTAATATTTCCACTGGTGCTTGCATCGCCCCATGAGTAATCAAACACGTTGCCGTTTTGACTTGTATTTTGATATGTAAACACCGCACGGTCATTGCCGTTATAGTCAGTGTAAATATATCCTGTTTGTGCTGTCGCACCAGTTGCATCAGATAGAGTAACAGCCTCACCTGTAAACGCACTACGAACTTCCGGCTCTACAGAAATTACAATGTTGCTTGATGTAAACGGGCTTGTACTGTATCCAGTATAAACTTGTAAGTTTGCTGTATAGTTTACAACTGTGCCACCAGATTGTTGTCCGCCTGTCAACGTAAAAGTATGTGTTACGTTGGCTGCACTTGGATTACCTGCTAATCCAGATTGAATGTTTACATTGCTGGTATTACCATCGCCCCAAACAAAAGAATATTTTTGTTGTGCGCCAAATGTTGCTGTATTACCAGGGCTTGTTGCTGTATCATTGCTAAAGCTAACTATACCACCGCTTGTTGCCGCAGAATTAATTACGGTTATAGTATTGGCCGAGAAGTCTGGGCTTTGTGGAGCATAGACATACATGAATCCAGTTGACGATACATCTGTTACCGGAGATGGTCCGGCAGTACTACTTGTTGCTGATAATACAATTCCGTATCTTGTATCAGTATTTGCAGAGGTGGTATATGTGTGCGTTTGTGTTGTCCAATTACCAATAATGTCAACATTACCAGAAGCATCTCCCCAATCTAATGCATATGAAGTAGAATTAGTTGAAGTATTATTAATTTCTGCACTTGATGCGGTATCAATTGCGTTGTCAGAGATTGTAAACGACGCTACAGGATTTGGTGTATAAAGCGTAATGTAATCAATTTGGGTAAATGTTGATGTAGAACCTTTGGCTCCAAGTGCAACATTTCCATTATATGTTCCGTTTGTATTAAAGGCAGTAAATGTTACATCAAATTGTCCACCTAAGTTATTGTCATATGTGTGAACAACAGTATTGCCCGCGGTACTTGTATTACCATCTCCGAAATCCCAAAGAAAACTATTAGGATTACCAACATATGTTCCTATGAATGTTACAGGCAATGGACTAGCACCACTTAGTGGTGTTCCTGTGAACTCAGCACGACCAACATAAGTGCTATTAGCAATGTTTAATGCTACTTGATTTAAATCATCTATACTGTCAGTAACAAAAGTTGCTGTGGTCCATCCCGGATATGCTACATTCACAGTGAGACTACTATCTACCGGAGTACCAAGCGGAATAACATTACCCACTAATAAAGCGCCAACATTTCCTGCAACTAAGTCTACATAATATTTTGAAGCAACGTCTTGATTTTGTATAGGATCAATAACATTGTTGATAAAATTTGTACCAACATCAATATTGCCTGTTGCAGGAATTGTGATATTACCAACAAAGATATTACCATCAACTGTGGCATTTCCTTGTACTTCTATATCGGCAACATTTGACATGCCCATTGAATAGAACGATGTTGCAATAACGTTTCCGGCTAATATATTGCCTGTTACATCTAACGCAACAGTTGGGGCATTGTTATTGATACCAACACGCTCGTTGGTTATATCAACAAATACCACAGGAGTATCGGCTATAGTGTCAGAAATTGCCAGATTAGCACCATCTCTTTCGAGATTGTCTTTTAACATCTGCCCTGCAATTTTACTAATAGCCATTGATTTTTTCCCTTATAGGGTATTTAGTTAGTTAGCTGGTGCTATGAATTACGTTAACTGGTAGACCGTTTGGTGGAGGACTAGTAAATGTAATGTCAAAACCGCCATTGACGGTGTAGTTTGTAGTAGGTATCTGATAAACATTTCCTACAAACACAATAATTTGTTGTGGTTCGCTTTCTGGTTCTGACATTGTGAAAATAGTAGTAACACCGTTGCCAACAAAACTGTCGACAGTATATGATACACCACCACCGGCTGCAACAGTAACCCAGATTGATCCGTTAAAGAATTCTATGCCAGCAATGTCAGTGTTAAATCTAAACTGCCCGAACGTAGGTCCAACAGGACGAGTTGCAGAATTGCCAGAAGGCATAACAACCGACGTGCTTCCTGATTCTATTTTACGATTTTTTGTCCAGTTTCCCATTTTAGACGTTGATTGAACTCACGGTTACTGTCACACAGTCTGCTATATTAGCTTCTACTTCAATTAAATCATTATCTGAAAGAATAAGTTTCTCAGTTGATATAACATAAGTTTCGTTAGCAGTTAGTTCAAGTTGAGAATATACCATATTGCTGTAAGCAGACCCGGTGCTGTCACTGCTGTTAATTACAAATACATTTACAAGTACAACTGACGCAGTAGTATTACAAAGATAAATTACTGTAATAGCTTGTGCGCCAACAGCATCAAATACCGTAGTTGGGTCTGTTGTGGTTAATCGTGTGTTTGTGAGAGCCATGATGTTCCTTAAAATATAAGACCATAAACAATGGCCTTGTGATTGCTGACTAATTCGTCGTCGACTGTTGGACTTATAACATAGACGCCTGTGTTACCAAGTCCTTCGGTTTTATTATATAATGCCGCAACGTTTGGAGTAGAAACAGGTGTTGATACTATATTAGCCAACACCAATTGTCCTGTTATGTTTACTTTTGAATTAGCAGAGTCAAATGTAAAAGCAGAGTTGCCTGTGAATACACCTAAATCATTATACTGAACTGAATTAAACGGTGCTCCGGGGGTTGTACCAGCACCAGTTTGGAGAGTTGAGTACGGTGTTATTGGTCCACCATCAGCATCAACCGCAGGGCTAATTTCCCAATCACCAGATACTGTGTTAAAACGTAAACCAGCATATGTGGTTGTTGATTTTTGAGCTACCAAGCCCATACTTTGTATCGCACCGTTGTTGTCGTAAGCAACTGTTATAAACGGGTCCTTTACTCTAAGCTCAGTAGAGTCAATATATGTAATGTTACCAACTACGTCAAGATTGGCATTAATGGTCAGCAAGCCAAGACCATCTGCTACTGTGATAGTATAGTCGTCGCTGGTGTTTTTTACTGTAGCCATTTATAGATCCTTTTGATTATTTATCCGCATTACAAAGGTCGCTAAATCCTCGTGAGCCAGGTTTGTGATATTATCTAATGCTGGCAACCGTGCTGTAGTGTTCCCGCATACACGAATAAACTGTGTTTTTGAGAAATTTTTTGTTATTTTTGTCAACTGTTTTACCCAATTTCCGGTATAAGTAGGTGCTGATCCTTGTGGCTTATAGAACTCTGTGCCTTCATATATGTTATTAAACTGATTATGTACACTCGGACCCATGTCAAATCCTATTATATAAATTTTATGATTTTGATCTATTGCCGCTATAGCCACAGCATTTGGACCAGAACTAAATCCATAGTACTCTTTTGGTACACGGTAAGCACCAAGCCCTTCAATTGGTTTGCGAGTATAAAACTTATTCTTAATAGGATACCCGGTTTCTTGTATTCTTATTGATATTGCACGATCCGTGGCCACGAGAACGTCGGGTGTAAACTCTCTGTAAAGAGCATTACATCCGTAAATTTTCCCCAGTTTTTGAATCTGATTTAATGGAAGGCCAGACCTGCTGACGCCGTTTCCTAACACAAATGCTACAGTCATAAAAAATCCCCACAGTATTTAACTGCAGGGATTAAGTGTTGAAAATTAAGTAACTAACTTTTTAGGTTGTACTGTCAACTTGTGCTAGGTTCAATGTACCGTCGCTGTTTTGTTGAGTAGCAGCCCAAGTAGCAACTTCTGCACCAGACTTGTCAAATGTTGACGAGTCACTAAAGAAGTTGGCTGCGTAGTCAATGTTGTCAACTGTAGCAGTGTAGGCCCATACATCGCCAGTGTTGGCAACACCGCCAGCGCCGCCACCGTTGAAGTCTTGCACAAACTTGTTGGTCAACTTGCTGATGTAAACGTTGGTACTGTCATCAGCAACCGCCATAGCAATGTTCATATTGCCAGCAGTTGGAGTTCCGGCTGCTGCCAACACACACTGACCAACTTCAAATGCTGTGCCAGTTGAGCCACC